TGCCGTCTAGGTCTACATATCCGTTAGCGGCTAGATATTCGCCTCGGTGAGTGCTATCGGCGTAACCGATACGACCTTGAGCATCTTCGTAAATATAGCCAAGGCCTGAAGTAGCCAATCCACTAACGATTGCATAGACGTTATTTAAGACGTTGCTTTGAGAATCTAACTCATAATCGCCCGGCTGGTCTATTTCACCCAAACCACTATTTTCCGCATTAGCCCAAGTCGTCGTAGAGTCATAATCATTCCAAGTTGTAGCTGCTGGAACTTCGTCCCAAGTATCAAACAAGACACCGCTTAGAATCGCGTAAATCTGGTCGCCGTCATAATCGCTGGCGATATTGCCCTCAAATATAGCTCTAGCCAATCGAGCCAAAGCGCCAACGGCTACGATATTAACTCGCTGACTTAGCGCCGTAGATCCTGAAGTTGCTACTTCGATGTTAAGGTCAGTAATAAAGCCGCCGAATAGGTAGACATAATCGCCGTTAGAGTCTTTGACCTCAACTGTAAGCGGCATATTAATTTCGTAATTAACCGACGATTTATTTGTCTCAAGTAATGAGAGGTTGCAGTAGCCGGCTTGAGGTTGGGCATATATGTCAGTTCGACCGGATGTTATAGTCATTCCGGCTAGGGTTGCGCTGGTTACTGTGTAGCCATTTACCTTGACGCGATACTCAGGATTCCAGAGTGTCATAATCCAACTAGCTGGCTAGCTCCGCCGCCTTGTCGTCGTTCTACGCTGTTAAGAGCGTCTACTACTGCTCGAGTAAATCCTGTCTGATCTATTGCACTAGGCGCATAAACATTTACATTAACGCTGCGAGTGAGTTCATCTCTAGTTGCTATAAATTGATTCAATCTTTGTTCAGCAACATAAGGACTAATCTCGCCGGACTTTAATTGGCGATTAGTTTGCTTGAGCGCATTGTCTAATTCTGTGAGTGCATCGATAATAGGAATTCCTGCGAACTTAGAAGCCTGTGCGCCTAGAGTGCCACCTGCTCCACCTCCGCCACCGGAAGAAGCTTTACCGCCACCACCACTTACAGTTCCTCCACCGCCGGAAGAACCTCCACCAGTAAAGCCAAGTCCAGCACTAGCACCGCCTAAAGGTCTACTGCCAAGGCTTACTCCTGAAGTTAATCCGCTAAAGTCTACGGAGCTAATCGTTGCAGTATTGCCACCGAGTAATAGATTCTTAGCTCTGATTACTGCGTTAATGCCAGCGATAGCAGCATTGATTAAAGGCTCTAGCGCTCTAAGAGCTGCCGAGACTGCGCTAACTATTCCGCTAGCAACGTTCTTAATTCCTTCGATAGCGTTGAATAAAGTAACTTTTAAGAACGGCTCAAGAACTGCTTTGCCGAATTCATAAAGAGAACGTAAAGCCGCTTCATTATTTCTAATCGCCTGAATAACTGGATCTATTGCGCTTTCCTTGAATTCCTTAAACTTAGGAATAGCAGTATTAACTATAAAATTAAGTAGACGCTCAATTATTGGAAGTAAGGCATAACCAACAGTTTCAACAGTTTCATCAAAAGCAACTTTGACTCGGTTTAATCTGCCTTGGAAAGTTTCAGCCTGTTGAGACGCAGCACCACCGAAGGTCTGCGATAGTTGCTTCATTGTGCCATCTAGGCCTAAAGCCTTAATTTCGGCTGAAGATAAGCCAATTCCTAAACGAGCAAGTGAAGCGGTGTTACCTTCATAAGCTTTACCTAGGGCATTAGATACGGCTTCTAAGTCTTTACCAGTAGACGCGCTAATATCTAGCGCTAATTCAAGACCTTTATTGGCTTCGCTTAAATCTCCAGTTGCTACGGCTAAACGCTGGAAAGCTGGACGTAAATCTTCGTCAGCGATTCCATAAGCAAGAGACATTTTATTAATCTGTGCCTCGACTGCTGCAACTTGAGCATTGGTCGCATTAGTAACATTCTTAAGAGCATTGGCTAAACGAGTCTGCGCCTGTTCATCAGCAATAGCAGCCTTAACGCCGTCAATTGCTAACTTACCGGCATAAGCGGCAGCTGCGGCAGCAGCAGCAATAAACGCAGCTTTAGCAGCTGCACCGAACTTAGTTAATCTATCTTGGAAGGTAAGGGCTTGCTTTTCGCCCTTCTTCATATCGTCTACGAATTGTTTAGTCTCCGCAAGGATTTCTAGTTTAAGCGTTCTATATTCTCTTGCCACTAGTTACCCCACTTCTTAATAATCATATCGGCAACCTTTTCCCAACGATTAGTTAGTTCAGGCTGAATTTGGCGAAGGGTTGGATAGATAAACCAGCCTCGAGAGCCTCGACCATATCTTCCGGAGTAGCTTGGGAATTGCTTAAAGCGATTAGATCCAAACTCAAGACCTGCCCAGAGTTTGCGCGTATCGCCACCACCAGATAAACGCTGAGACGCAAAACCGATGTCAAGTCTTCCGGTCTTCGAGGATTTTGAGACTTTAGCACCATCGACGACTTTTCTAACTGCGCCAGCTGCTTTGTCTCTTTGATAGCCGCTCTTAACGATTTCTGTGCGAGCAAAATCTGCAACCTCGTTAGCATATTTCTTAGCCTCATCAACGGCCTCATCTCCCATTAAAGTAAAGGCTTTTCCGAGTAAGCGAAGCTCGCGCTGACTATAAGCGCTTAGACCCTGCTCCGCCATTTTGCTCCTTTAATACTTCTATTCCTGTTAGTAGGTCTTCCCAAGTTTGCCACTCACTCATAGGAATACCGGTAGCAACTGCTAACTCAATTATAAGTCTGCTTATGCTTCCGGCTGAATAGCTTTTGGGTCTTCAGGGTCTCCAAGGATTAGTTCTTCGACTGTGAGTTCCCAAACGTCATAAGACTTAACCGGCTTACCGGCTGCGGCTCTGACGTAAGCTGAGTGAGCCAAGAAGAGAAAATCCGTTTGTTGGTATTCGCTAATCTCGGTCATCTTGTAAATAGATTTCCCAGTTTTGCGTTCCCACTTAGCCCACTCTGGAAGGCCTGCGACGTAAGTTTCCACTTCGCCGTTATTGTATTTAATTGTTAGGTTTAACTTCATAGCTCCCGATTCCCCGATCTATTAACTAAACGATTCTGAAGGTGTTCCAACGACTGTCATCGTCCAAGTGTCGGTGAGTGCTCCTGGAGCAGCTCCGCCAGCGCTTGGGAAGATTGGAAGAACGTTGAAAGTAAAGACTGCGCCGGATACTGCTGTAAATGCGACGGCGAGTGTTGTGTTAGGTGCTGATTCTGCATCCGCCCACATAGCCTCGAACAAGGAAGAAGCTGCGCCCCAGTCCTGTAAAAGTTCGATTGTAAAAGTCCATTGTTTGTCTACTGACTTGTATGCGCGGCCATCGAGTGTCTGATAGGTCTCGATAATCGTCTCACAAGATAATGTCGCGGATGTCGCTTGAGCATCGTAGGAAGACGAGTCAAGTGTGAATGTGACATCGCGACCGGTAATTACTGTCGTTGCCATTTGTTCTCCTAGTTTGTTTGCTCGTAGCGGACGCTCAAGCTTATGTCGGAAACAAGTAAATTAACTGCTCCAACTTGTGTCACCGACGGCTGTGAGACTGTCGATAACTCATACTTAGACGCTCCAAGAGCGCTAAGAATACTAATAACCAGCTTCTCTAAATTATCAAGTGAGGCTGGATTTGATAGGTAGGCAACTGCGGCGGTAACTGTGTAATTTAGTTTAACGCGGATAGAAGCTTTGCCAATTGTCTCTAATTCCATATAAGGCGAATCTGGAACAATTACGACTGCTGGAACTTGAGGTGATTCGGGAACGTGGTCGTAAACGTTGGCGCTAACTGATGCAAGAGCTGTCTTTATTGCGCCTCTAACATCATCTTGAATGGTGCTGGCTGGCATTAGCCCACCATTGTTTCAACATCTAAATAAGGCCCAAGGATTCCGGAGATACGATTAAAGAGGGAGCGACCTAACCGGAAAGGTGTAACAGCGAAGTCTACTCCCTCGATTTGTCCGCCAGCGGCGGTTCGGGATTGGAAGATTTCTGTTGAGGTGACAATAACTGCATTCTCGACGTTTGGATTCCCCACATAGGTAGATGCGCCAGAGAGCGTCGCAGTTCCGGCTGGGATAATATTTTTTTCAAGAATATCTGCGTTAGTGATTGCGGCTGTGAAGACATAAGGCTCGATTAAGTCGTTAGTGACTGTGACTGTTGCGTTGAATGGAGATCCGCAACCTGTGACGATGACAGATTGCCCCTCGCTGAATTCGTGAATAGTTGAGGTGTAAT